ATATTGAGTAATGGCAGATGGCAAGAATAAGATTATCTTTTACCGTGATTGGATAGAGATATTCACCGCGCTAAACGATGATGAGGCGGGTAAATTAATCAAGCACTTCTTTAAGTACGTCAATGATGAGAACCCTAAGCCAGTAGATAGAATTACAGAGTTATCCTTTATTCCTTTGAAGGCTCAATTAAAGCGTGACCTAAAGAAATACAACGAATATGTTGAGAGTCAGCGGCTTAATGGGTCTAAGGGTGGGCGACCTAGAGAAACCCAAAAAACCCAAGCCTTTTCTGAGAAACCCAAAAAAGGCGATAAGGATAAGGATAAGGATAAGGATAAGGATATATATAGGGCGTTCGCCCACCTTTTTATTTATAATGAAGATGTAGAAAGGCAATTAGATAAGGGGTGGACTCAAGAGCAAATAGACAACACGCTGGACGCTATCTATAATTTCAAGGGTAATACTAAATACAAAGACCTTAATTTACTTTTGCAGAATTGGTTAAGGAGGGAACACGGCACGCCCAAAAAACAATTAGCTACATTTGACCAATCAACATCTAAACACTTATAATCAAAACAACATGGAATACTCAGAATTTATAAAAGCGAAAACCCATACATCCGGAGACTTCGGATTCACACCCAACTATATGCCAGATATGGCTTTTGACTTTCAGAAGTATATAATTACAAAGGCGGTTAATAAGGGTAGAATGGCAGTATTTGCCGATACAGGACTAGGTAAGACTCTTATACAGTTAGCCATAGCTCAAAATATAGTAAACCACACGTCCGGACAGGTATTAATACTAACCCCTTTAGCGGTAGCTTTTCAATTTTTAATCGAGGCGGATAAAATGGGGATAACAGATATCGAGTATTCAAAAGATGGTAGCTACAATAAGAAAATAGTTATCTGCAATTACGAAAGGCTGCACTACTTTAATAAAGACGAGTTTAGCGGGGTTATATTAGACGAAAGCTCCATCCTAAAAAACTTCAACGGGCAAACCAAAAACCAAGTGACATCATTCGTTAAAAAAATACCGTACAGGTTTTTAAGTACCGCCACACCTAGCCCTAATGACTTCATAGAATTAGGCACAAGCTCTGAGGCTTTGGGATATATGGGGTATATGGATATGCTTAGTAAGTTTTTTAAGAATAATCAGAATAGCGTAGATTCTAATAATAGAAATATTGGTGAAAAATTTTATCTAAAGCCTCATGCTGAGGTTGGCTTTTTTTCGTGGGTTAATCAATGGTCTATTATGGTTAAGATGCCTAGCGACATAGGATTCTCAGACGATAAGTATATACTACCTGAGCTAACGGTAAATAAGCACATGGTAAAAAATCAAAGCCTAATAGACGTAAGCGGTCAGTTTCATATGTTTACTCCTATTGCCAAGACCATGACCGAGGTAAGACATGAGCAGAATCAGACGGTTGAGAAAAGATGCGCTAAAGCTGTGGAATTAGCTAAAGGCAAAACTTCAGTCTATTGGGTTAATCTAAACGCTGAAAGCGCTTTAATAAACGACCTAGATAAAGAGGCGATTGAGATAAAAGGTAGTATGTCAATAGAGAAAAAGGAAGAGATTTTATTAAAATTTGCCAACGGAGATATTAAGAGGATTATAACGAAGGCTAAGATGACGGGTATGGGTCTTAATTGGCAGCACTGCAATCATTCAGTATTTTTTCCCACCTGGAGCTATGAGCAGTATTATCAAGCTATTCGTAGGTTCTGGAGGTTTGGACAGCGTAATAACGTAACAATAGACTTAGTAATTTCAGACGGCCAAACACGAGTACTTAAAACCATAGAGCAGAAAACACAGAAGGCTATTGAATTATACAGAAATCTAACCGAGAATGTTAACAAAGACTTCTCAGATACTAAAAAAGAGTTTAATAAAGAAATACATTTACCATCATGGATATAGAACAATCTACCGCCTTTAAAAAGTACGGCCACTTTAATAGTACTCATGAAGTTTACGGGGTATTACTTGAGGAGGTTCAGGAGTTTTTTGATATTGTACGCGAGAAACCACCAATAACCATAGGAGATATGAATGATAAATCCAACAGAATGTACAACGAGTTAAATCAAATTCGCGCCATAGCAGAAAGAGCCATGAGTGAACTTACTTCAAACCAAATTAAACACGTATAAAATGACCAAAGAACAAACGATAACAGAGGACTACGCTATATATAATAGCGACTGTATGGAGGTGTTACCTACACTAGAATCAGAATCAATAGACCTTAGTATTTATTCTCCTCCCTTTGCGGGGTTGTATAATTATTCCAGCAGTGAAAGAGACTTTAGTAACTGTGATAGTAAGGAGCAGTTTTTAGAGCAGTACGATTACTTAATATCCGAGATGGCTAGAGTTACTAAACCTGGCCGTATATCGGCTGTACATTGTACCGATGTGTTTGATAATACCTCTAGGTTATGGGACTTCCCCAATGAAATAATAAGGCTACATATTAAGCATGGATTTGAGTATAGAAACCGCATAACCATATGGAAAGAACCGCTTAAAGTTCGTATGCGTACAATGGTCCAAAGTTTAATGCACAAATTCATAGTAGAGGATACTACTAAATGTTTCACCGCTATGCCGGATTATGTATTAATATTCACAAAGAAGGGTGATAATCAAGTACCAGTAACTCACCCTGAAGGATTTAAAAGGTACTTCGGGGCAACGCCTGTACTGCCTAATATTTTAACCGCCTGGAATAACGCTAATAAGGATAACTTTAATAGCGGTCAATTATGGGAGCATCTTAATAAGAAGTACAAGGATTGGAAAGACCCCTCTAGCAATAAGCTGTCTCATTATATCTGGCAGAGGTACGCGTCTAGTGTATGGGATGATGTTAGGATTGATAATGTACTTCCATTTAGAGACTCTAAAGACGAGGATGATGAGAAACACGTCCACCCATTACAGCTAGATGTTATAGATAGATTAGTTGATATGTATTCCAACTCAGGAGAGGTTGTATTTACTCCTTTTATGGGTGTGGGTAGTGAGGTTTATAGCCCTGTGAGTTTAGGTCGTAAGGCTATTGGCATCGAGTTAAAGGATAGTTATTACAAGCAAGCCATACTAAACTTAAAACATTCATACGGTAGGTTTAAGGAAGAGGTTAATCAGGTTGAGATGTTTTAAAAGATAAGCGGGTAGGAAGTGAAACTAAATAATAGTTACGCGAAGCTCTAATACACGCCTACCCGTTTTTTGTTAATATTGCAATAATGACCGACACCAAACGACTAACCACAGCGCCGCTATCCCTAGAGGATGAATTAATACGAAGGCGGCACACCAACCGGAAGCGGGGGCGCGATACCCATTGGAAGGTAGCTAACGAATTTATCAGCCTCAAACCAGGCTACCCGATTATGATAGCGGGTCAGGGCGGGGTAGGTAAGACAGAGTTCATTTTAGACTTAATGATTAATGACTCAATAACCTTTGGCACTACTTGGTTAATACTGTCGCCTGAGATGGGTGATAAGTACGAGGTAACAGAGCAGATAATAGAGAAGCTAAGTAACGGCGAGGTGTTAGATATCCCCCGAAAGAATGATTCGGTTAATCTATCACGCCCACCAATGACACCCGAAACCTTTAACAAGATACTGATATGGGTACATAAACACTTCAGGATCTTAGACCCTATGGATAATTGGGATAAGGATTTCAGTAACCTAGCGCTTAATCTGCGTAACTTCTTCACCGAAGTCGAGAAGGAAGAGGATAAGATAGGTAAGTTTGGCGGCATTTGTATTGACCCCTTCAATGAATTAGATATAGACTTAACGGTGCAGTCAGTAAAGAACGAGCTTAATGTATTACTAGCCTGGACTAAGAAGCGTAACTACATTACCATCCTAACCAATCACACCACCGGAGCAGAAAAGCAGATACAAGACACCACAGACGGAGGTATGAAGTACCTCTGGACCGTGCCAGCGACTAAGCAGCAATGGGCTTATGGTCAGCAGTTCGACAGGAAGGGTTATCAGATGATACTAATGTACGAGCCGCATGAATTAAAGCAAGTCGAGGGCGCTAATAACGAGGACCATGAGTTACTACATAGCTGTCAATACGGGTATAATGTTAGGGAGTTCTACGTTCAGAAGAGTAAGCCAAAGGGTGTTGGCAGGGCTGGAAAGTTTCGACTATTCTATGACCGCACTAAGCAGCGGTACTACGAGATAGATAAAGCGTCAAACATAAAGCCGTTGTTATGGATATAGATATAGAGTTTGAGCCAGTAGCCGCGCTGCAATGCGTTACAATAATGCGTAACAGGGTAGGTACGGCAGACATCAATCACGAATTTCTACCAATGCTGAGTACCGTAGAGGCGGCATTAAGAACACAAAGAGAGATGAACCAAAAGCAAGCGGGTAAGATAGCCCGTCTTGAGCAGCAAATAAGTAAGCTATGACTGATATAGAAATCTTTGCATGGGGTTTGTTGGTGGGTTTATTCACAGGTCCAATACTATGTCTGTTGATAATTAAAGTAGCCTACCCCGATGCAGATGAATAGTTTTGCCGTACATTCGTAGCATGAGCGATACACAATTTATAAACGGCATCCGGTTCTACAAACCAAACGAAGCCGCACCAGATTTCGTAATAGCTAACGGGTCTATCAATAAGGCTGAGCTACTAACCTTCTTAGAAACCCAACCAGACGAACTTAGGTTTAATGTCAAGATGAGTAAAGGGGGTAACTTCTACGGAGCTATTGATACATTCATACCAACCAAGGCAGACCCGTCAGTAGGTGGCGATCAGCCCCACTACGCCCAACACGTAGATGCGATGAGTACCGAAAAAGATAACGGCTTACCATTTTAAAATATAATCTGTGGAGTTCAGTGTTGGTTTGATAGAAGGGGCTGTGGTGGGGATAAACCATTACAGCCTTTCTTATGATGAAGAAGATAACGAGTACTTACACCATACATTGCAGCTATTCCTACTCTTCGGTGTGATCGAGATAATGTGGACCAGTGAGTTTACTTGAAGATTTAGGGGCTAAACATTCTGATTGGTTACGAATGGCTGAGAAGCTAGGCGGCGGCATTTGGAGTGAGGATATAGTACAGGAGATGTACCTGCGGCTTCACCGATACATTGATGACCCTGATAGAATACGCGTAGCAAATGGCCAGGTTAATACATTCTTTGTCTATACCGTAATTAGGAACATGGTTAAGGATTTAAAGAAGGCTGAATCTAAGTACCCCAAGATATCACTCGATAGCGATTGGATACCACAGGAAGAGATTGAGGATGTGCTTCAATCAATGAATGATATTCCTTATTGGGATGACCCCGAAATACTAGAGCTTGTGACTGAGGAACTTAATAGCTGGCACTGGTACGACAAAGAAGTATTTAAACTATTCTACCATCGCAAGAACAG